GCTCCAAGACCTAGTTTAAGTTGGTCTTGCCCTGCTTGGTAAGAAAGTGGCGCATTGCCAAGGGCTTGTAGCCCAGGCACGGTATAGAAGCTCTGAGCCATGTTAAACGCCCCTGTGCGCGATGCGTCTGCTTCAGCACGTTTCCGAGCAAGAACATTTTCTCTGCCCATAATTTCAGATGCAATAGCTGAGTTTCCACCAAGACGACCAGATGCCTGTGCTGCCTCACGAGCAGTTTGCTGATACATCCGTTGTTCTTGTGGAGTAACTCCCTGTGCAGATGCCCTAGCCCTTTCTGCCTCCATTTGTGCAGCATCAACTTGGGCTTGTGCTTCTGGTGAAAGTGTTTGTGCGAACTGACGGAAAGCAGGTGCTTGACCAGTCATCGAAGCAAACTCAGCAGCTCTAGCTTCAGCTAGTCCTTGCCCCGCTTCTTGTTGTGCTGTTCTACCAAGACCATACAAACCTTGCTGCCCATCTGTACCTTGTAAAAACGTATTTACGTCTCCAAGGTTTAAACCCAAGAACTCTGGTCGGTATTGTTTTTCGGCACTAAGAACTGATGGCAATGCCTGTTGATAACCAGAAACATATTTATTGATGTCACCAGCAATATCCATCTTAGGTGCTTTGACCTTTTTTGGACCTGATATAAGTGTTTTTAATCCGCTCATTATATTTTGGAGTATAGTTGTTTAAAATTGTATGTTCTAAAGCGAGGATCGCTTTTGATTTCTCTTTGAAAAGTTACATACGGAACATGATCCACAAGCAATTCAAGTCCGTCTTTCATAGAACCGCAAAGGTAGGTCATGCACAAACAATTAGCTTCCTCTAAAGAAACGGCAACTTGTTCTTTTCCCTTTACGCACCAATAGCCCATACAGAAAGTTAGTGGGATAGATATAACAATGCCGTGAACAAGATGCCAGCCAAGCTGAGAGTGAAAATCACCACCAGCCTTACTGTATATTTCTTTGGCTTTTCTAATCATTCGTAAGAAATGTTGATAGTTCCAGCATCAAAAGTATTAACTCCACCAACGGTAGTAAGTCGTATCCTATCTAATGTTCCTGATAGTGTTTTAGATACTCCAGCGACATTACAGACAGCCCCTGTGGTATCTCCACCGACAAAAGTAGCTACCCAAGTGCTACCAGTTATGTTCACCAACGTAACAATTCCATCACAAGTGCTACTTGCGACTGGCGAGTTTAGAATAATCCCAGAAGAAACAGCTAACCCAGCAGGTGTAGCTTTGATTTCAAAAGAATAACCTGAGTAACCAGATGTTTCAACACCACCAGAATCTCCAAGTTGAACAATAACTGAACTTGTTCCGTTTGTGCTTACTCCATTAAGCATTACAGTAATGCGTTTTACCCATGATGGAATGCCAGTGAAGTCAATCGACGTTCCACTGGTTGTGGCCTGTGCTGTGCCGAGCGTAAATGGCTGGGACAATTTTGCTGGAGTTACGTTTGCATTTGCAATCTTTACGGTTGTTACATTGGAGTCAGCAATTTTATCAGTGGTAACACCGAAATCCGCAATCTTTCCAGTGGTGACATTTAAATCTGTAATTTGTGTCGTAGTAACAGCATTTGATGCAAGCTCATTAGACGTAATGCCTACCGACCGAATTTTTAATTTCCCAGATGCGACTTCAAGAGTTGTGCCAATAATAGCATCCGTTGTAATCGTGGTCTGGTCGATGATGTCATTCATCTTCGTGCTAGTAATTGTATCAGTAGCCGTAAATGTGTAAGTTGTATCAACCGCGCCCATATATTATTTCTGTGAAATTATTTGCCTATTAGTAATTGAACCAGAGACTTTAATAGAATTTACTTTAGGGGAACCTATCGTTCTTGTCAAGATCATCGTGCCGGTATATCCTCTAATACCTCCAAGCCTGCAACGTATGCCTGCTGTTTCAGCTTCGTTTGCAGAACTTGGGGCTAGAACTTCACCGCCAAGAAAATCTGTCGTTGTTCCAATGAATTGTGACACATCTGGATCTTCAGCCGCGAATGATATGCTATACTCGCCAGTTTCTCCAGCAAGGCTTTGCATAACAAGCTGTGCATCTGTAAACCTTTTGCGATCCATTGTCTGAAAGTCATACCCACGGGTTGTTAATATCGAGTTAATTGTAGGAGTTACCACTAAACTACCTGTGTTTGATACACTTAAACGATCAATAGAGCTGTCATCTGCTTCAATTTGATGCAATCCACCGTTAGCAGTAACTGCATAAATGTTGTTTCTTACTCCAGCACTTCCTAATACAAAGTTTTCAATTAAAAACCTTGTGTCTCCAAAAGTGTCTAGCGATTCCCAGCCTTTATTCAGAAAGTTAAACACCAAAATAGAGTTGTTACCACGTGCATCGTTAGCACCAGCAACGGAATCAAGCGGAACAGCAAGGTAATAACGGTTATTATACAATATTCCTACTGATCTATCTACGTAATTTTTATTGATTCGATCAATATACGGCTGAATGTTCTTAGAAATAGGCTCATCAGCCCCACGAAGGTTGTAATCGTTCAAGAACTCAACAGCATACACCCCATCATCCGACAGGAACATAATTGTATTGCCACGCGACACAATGGTTTTACGTGCCAAGCAGCCAACTTCAGAAGTAAGCTCTGTAACCTTGGTATCAAGTAAACTTCCAGTCGTTCCTGTTATCAAATGCAGGCTGTTGCGGTTAAATATAATCAACCTGTCTTCATAAAAGCCGTGCATACCTACCACATAATCAGCAGTTCCACCACTAATGCGAAATTGGTTCTCAATCTGGTCAAAGGTTGTAGTATCTAAAATATCCGATACGGCTATCTCATCAGTAATCTTTGTGCTGGTATAGACTGGGGCGTTATATGTTCCAGATACGCTGTAATAATGCGGAACCCACAATCTACGCTGAAAATAAACTCCCCAAGGTGCGCCTGGCTGGTGCATAAAACCACCTCCTACGCTAAATTGCCCACCAAATTCAAAGACATCAGAAGATGAAGTATTGTAATCTCCAATAGGAGCATACCAACTAATCGTAGTAGTTGTTGCTGCGGTAACGTAATACTCATTTCCTAGCATTCCGCTTAGTTCTGGGGTTACGGTTTGCCTTACAACAATGGTATCTCCAGCTTTAATCGTAGTGTTGGCAACAACAATAGCCGTAACCAAACCTCCAACAACGTCAACATCTTTTGCTGTGATATTAAATGTCTGCGGCTGGGTGTAAGCTCCTCCAGGTGAAAGGGTAAAGCCATCGGTTGCAATAGCAGCAGAAGTAACAAATGTTGTGCTGGTTGAAATCCCAGATGCCACAAATGTAAATGTTTCTTTATCAATAACGCTGGCAACCACGTAAGTTCCGTTTGGTGGAGTTCCACCAGTAAGACCTGCAATTGTAATGGAAACCCCAACAAGCAAGCCATGCTCGCGCAAACTCATTGTAACAATAGTGTTTGGACTTGCTGTGGCATTAGATACGGCAGAAATAATTGGTCTTCCATTAGGATACCACTCAAACGCTTGCTGCCCATCTCGGAACAGCATAACCTTGTCAAACACCTGAATCATTTCGGTGTCAGCTCCAAGAGCTTGTCCAGGCGGATATGGAATATCCGTAGCACTGTAATCGGTTAAATCAATCTTCTTAGCTACCGTATCTAAAGCGACAATCACATACTCTTTGTTGCCAGTATTAGGATCACTAAACAAGCAAGATGCACGTACGTTGGCGTTTGCAGCATCGTTAATTGGCATCTGCGAAAGTGTGCCGGTTCCATCAGTTACAGAAGTAATCCCTGCTACCGTGTATTCTAGTCTATTAGCATCGAAGTAAGATAGCTCGTAGCTACCATTAACCGCTGAATCTAGCCCAGCAATAGTCGCCCAGCCTGTTGTTCCAGCCCCAAATCCATGCGCTGTAACTGTAATACGAATCGTTCCAGTAACAGGAACAGTTGCAGCGGAAATAGTTTTAGGTGAATTAATCAGGTAAAACGGCAACTGCAATGGCGTTCCGCCAGTAGTGAATGCGCTAGTCTTTTCCACGATTCCCTTACGAGGCCGCCAACTGCCCTCCATCCTACCATTCAATGACTCTCTTACCTCACCCGCCTGAAGCTGGTTCAACTGCAAACGCTGGTTAATACCAACAAAACCAGTATCGCCATCAATTAACGATTGGTCATCAAGCCCACCATATGAACGGTAAGATGCCACGGCTTATTGATCGTAAGCAATGCAAGTTCCGCTGGTTACAGTTACGGCAGTAAAGTTACCACCAATGCCTGTGCCTGCAAGATGGGTAATCGTTTGAAGGTCTGCAATGTTAGTAAGATTACCTTGAAGCGTGGACAAGACCGTATCCTCGATGAACTGAATCCAACGATAGGTTTTACCAGTCTGTGCGCCTTCGCCAGAATTTAATACATGCCCACCGTTGCCGCCTTGAAGATGAAAAGCTGTGCTACTCATAAGTTTTAAATACGCAAATAGCATCATTGCTAGTCGCTGCAAAATCTTTAGTCAATCAATCAGCTTTTGTCAACCCCTGATGTTAATGCTTGTTCTGCTTTATCCCGCATTTCCATAGGCGTAGCTTCGTCAAACAACTGGTGATTCCATCCTGCTATCCATTCTAATGCAGTTTTGTATTGGTTACGTTCCTTAATCAATGAATTGATGCGATACATAAGCAAACAGATTACCTCTGATTCGCTATCTTCCGCCATTAGCATGCCAAAGTTTTCTAGCTCACTCATTGCTTTCTCCTTTTACCGCGGCGAGGGCTTGCCATAGTTCTTGATCGAACTCCTTACCAGTAAGCGGAAATGCTTTAGCTCGGTGTGTTATGATTGCATCTACCAGCCTGTCCCGCTGCTCGGTCAGTTTGTAATTTCGTATCTCGCTCATTTCATGAGCGTCAATTGCTGTTTCTGCGATACATTTGAATTTGTCACGCTGCTCGGTGACTGCTTTTAACTGTTCTTCCATTTCAATTCCAGATGCTCTGCTTGCATCACGCTCATTTAATAAAGCGTTTTCGAGCATTGCATTCTGATCGCGCAGTGCAATCAGTTCGTGTGAGGGTAGTTTAAATCGTTCGGTGTCGTTGTTTCTCTGCGTCGGTTCTTCATAGGGAATCATAATCTTCATATGTCTTTCGTTCATGTAATATGGTTTATTGGCAGCATCATTAGTCGTGTATCTTATCACCACCACACCCCTTTACAACAAAATTCTCAACTATTCTCCAATACCCCCTTCAAATCATACTTAGGCAATACCTCACTTGCCCAGTCACAATCCAAATTCATACACATATACATCTCACTACCAACCTTCCACAACGCTCCCCTACCACACTCAGGACATCCCACCACCTCATGCGTCCTACAAACATCCCCACTACTCACAACCCAACCACTACAAAACCGACACACCTTCCAGTCAACGTCTCCCAACTCATCCTTCTTCATAAACCAATCCTAAACACATCCAAAGGTCGTTATCAAGCACCAAAACAACCAACTAACCATGCGCCCCCTTTATAGCATTTTTTGTTGGGCTAGTTGATGGATCTAAATCTCCAGCCCTAAGCAGTCCAATCCCCCTCCCCCCGCCTTATTGAATACATTGTGCTTACTGAACTTGTTACAACATACATAATGCCAACTAGAACGCTTGTTTGAAAGCCTTATAGAATAAAGGATTGCCAAGATCATGACAGAATCGCCGTAATATCGCCAGTTTTGAACACTAGTTTGCGCGTTGTCCCGGTGCTCGCCGGTGTCAATCTGTCACCTAGTCAATATCGTAAGACGTGAGGCCGTGCGCGGTGCTATTTTTTGTCTTGAGAAGCAATCGATCAAACGGTTGCATCATTATAGCCTAGTTTAAGCTATCGTTTGATATTGTCACCATTGGATTAAACAGTCGTTTAAGGTTATTACCTACTAGCCAAGATCAAACCGCTTATTTGAAGCATTGGCTTGAATCACTTATTTTAATCGTTCGTTTGGATAGTCTCGCTTGTTGCGTTGTTGTACGTACTAAGGAGCGTTGCGTTGTCGCTTGCGTTGCGTTGTGGTTGGTATCAGTGTGGC